ACAAACTACTTGGATGGAAATCTTGTTTTCAAAAATCTGAAACATGACATCTATGTTCTGGCCATCGTAGATGGTAACACAGTTGACCTTGTTGGCTACGCAACCAATGAAATGATTCTGGAAGCAGGAAAGAAAGACCTTGGACATGGTCCATCTTGGTTTGTTAATCGTAAAGAACTGAAGAAATGGTAAACGCAAACGACAAAGGCAAACGATTTGAACGCAAGGTGGCCAACAGATTGAATGAACGATTCGGCACCAATGTGCGAAGAACACCAATGTCTGGCGGCATGACCATCAAAGGTGACATCATTGATTTAGAAGGACCATTGGCACAGTTCAGCTTTGAATGTAAGAACCAAGAAAGGCTGAACATTTGGTCAGCATTGAAGCAATCACAGGATGATGCAGCCATTGATGGCAGAACACCTGTTGTTGTGTTTACCAAGAACCATCAGCCAGACTTTGTGGCAATGAAGTTTGAAGATTGGATGGACTTAATTCAGAAGCCATGAAGACAGTAAACAGTTTAAGTGGCGGCAAAACATCAAGCTACATTGCAGCAAACTATGCTGCTGATTATGATGTTTTTTCTTTGGTCAGAATCGAAGATGAAAATTGCAGATTCAAAGATGACACAATTAGAAAGCAGGTTGAATATAGAATACAGGCACCATTCATTGCAACTGCTGAAGATGATGCAATCATCTACACAATGCTTGATTTGGAGCAGTTTCTTGGAAGACCAATCACATGGTTGACAGGTCAGACATTTGAAGAATCAATCAAGAAGCATGGCGGTTATCTTCCAAACAAGATGGCAAGGTATTGCACAACAGACATGAAGACAATGCCAATTTTGCATTGGATGTATGATGTAATCAAGGAACCTGTAAGAATGCGATTTGGTTACAGAGCAAACGAAACCAACAGAGCAAAGAAGATGTTGGAAAAGACTGATGAAGAAGGATATACAACAGTAAAAGCAACATTTGCAAAGTTGGCTGATGGAAGAAATAGTTGGCAAACAGTAAGGTATTGCATACCAGAATTTCCATTGATTGAAGATAATATCTACAAGGATAAGATTGAAATGTTTTGGCAGTCTAAAGGTGTTCGATTTGCATACATGAACAACTGTGTTGGATGTTTTTGGCGTGGTCCATTATTGCTGAAGCATCTGCAAGATAAGCATCCAGAGAAGCTGCAATGGTTTGCGGACCAAGAAACAGAGAATGGAACATGGCGAAGTGATTGCAGGTATTCAGACATACTGAAATGGAAAAAGCAGTTGCAGTTGTTTGACGAAGATTTTAATGAATGTGATAGTGGAAACTGTGGCATTTGAAACGAATTAATAAAAGTAAAATAAACAGAGAAATGAAAGAAGAACTATCAGAAATACAAAAGGAAAGCATTGACAAGTTAGTTGATGTGTACAGGTCACAATTGATTGACCATGTAGTGAATGCGCCATTGACGAATAGGCAAGGTGTGAACGTGGAAAATATCACCAATGCTGTGTTGCAGTATTACAGCGTTACAAAAAAGATGATGTTTGCCAAGGACAGGCAAGCGCATATTGTGAAGGCAAGAGCAGTATGGTTTTGGTTATTGCGACAGCCAGAAATGGAAACAGCATTGAGCATTGTACGAATTGCGGACAAGGCTGAAATGAACCATGCATCTGTCATCCACAACATCAAGCGCATTGATAATGATTTGATGTTTGATGACAAGTACACAGTTGCAGAACTTACTGAAATACTGCGTTCACTTGGTTTCAGATTCTACAAAGAAGGCACCAAATACTTCATCAAATGAGAGACAGTTTCATATTCTATAGGTCCTTTTTCGAAGCTGCTGAAGACCTATCATCAGAAGAAAAATGTGCCATGTTTGATGCCATTTGTGACTATGCTTTGAACTTTGCAGAACCATGTTTGGAAGGCACACCAAAGTTGGCATTCAGACTAATAAAGCCACAACTTGATGCAAACATTGCCAGATACAACAATGGTCAAAAGGGTGGAAGACCAAGTTCAAATAAAACCAAACCAAAACCTAAACGTAACCTAACTAAAACCAAACCAAAACCAAACCATAACCTAGATGTAACCAAACCAAAACCATTGACACAGTTAGGTTATACAATTGAAAAACCTAATGTAAATGATAATGGTAATGTAAATGGTAATGTAAATGGTAATGTGAATGAGAATGAAATCATCCATCCAAGCATTGACGATATTAAAGATTGGATGTATCATTGCGGATGTCGTAACATGGGTGAATCAGAAAAGTTTTGGTTGTATTACGAAAGCAAAGGTTGGATGATAGGACAGGTGCCAATGGTGAATTGGAAAGCTGCTGTGCTGTCCTGGATTCGCAGAATTAAAGACACGGATGATGATGGTTTCCAATTTGACTTTGAAGCAGATGAACCAAATAATTCAAATAAACTAATAGAATGAAACACGCATCACTTTTCTCTGGAATTGGTGGATTTGATTTAGCTGCACAATGGATGGGATGGACAAATGTATTCCACACCGAATGGAATGAATTTGGCCAGAAAGTATTGCAACATCATTTTCCTAATTCAATCAGTTACCATGACATCATCAAAACAGACTTCACTATTCACAAAGGAACCATCGACATCATCACAGGTGGATTCCCTTGCCAACCATTCAGCCTTGCCGGCAAACGAAAAGGCACAGATGATGAACGCTATTTGTGGCACGAAATGCTGCGAGCAATTCAACAGATTCAGCCAACATACGTTGTGGCAGAAAATGTTCGTGGATTGCTTACTATTGATGCCGGCATGGTCTTCGAGCAAGTGTGTGCTGACTTGGAAGCTGAAGGCTACGAAGTACAACCGATATTATTGCCAGCTGCAGGTGTCAATGCTCCGCACAGACGAGATAGAATATTCATTGTCGGATATGCTGCCAACACCATTGTCAACAGAAATACATCACAAGGAACGAGTGAAGAAACTAAGGGCAACAGGAGCAAAGACAACAGGCAGCAGAAATATAGGGGAAAGCAGACCAAACGGACTGATGGACTTCATGGATTTTCACGGGATGCTGCCAACAGTTCAGTCACGGGATTGGAAAGGTCCACAAGGACAGGCGAAGGATGGAAGCATGGACCTACCTGCGAAAGTGAATCACATGAATCAACAGGGTGGCAAAACTTCCCAACTGAATCCGCGATTTGTGGCCGAGATGATGGGTTTTCCGATAGATTGGACAATATTACCTTTCCTAAATGGCGAAACGAAAGCATAAAAGCATACGGCAATGCTGTGGTGCCACAGTTAATTTTGCCTATCTTCCAAACAATTGAAAAACTAAATTTGGAATTATAAGAATATTGTGAGTAAGAAAATTGTGAGTAACTAACATAGAGAAGAAACATGATACAACAAGCAACAATCCACAAGCTGCCACTATTGGTTGGCTGCAAATCATTTGAACGAAATCACACAGGTCAGATGCTGATTGATATAATCAGCAGATTTGTTGAAGCAGAATTTCCGCACATTGATGACTTCAAATTGGTCACAGCATTCCAGAAGGCTGCATCTGGAACATTGAATCTGAATAACAAGCCATTGGCCTTGTCAACATATGGGCAACAGCTATCGCCAAAAGTTGTTGGTGAAGTGCTGCGAGCATACATCCAAACACAGCGAACAAAGGCTGCTGAACCTGCATTCCAACCAAAGCAATTGGAAGCTCCAAGCAATCCAATTGATTCGCAGTTCATGTATGATTGGACCATTAACTATATTCAACAGTTTGGAAGGCTGCCAGAGTATCCAATGTGGGGCTTGATATACCAATATTTATTGGAGCGCAATGAAGTGAAAGCATTGCCAGATGAAAAGCCAGGTGGCCGTTACAGTATGATGCAAGAAGCAGATAACAGGTACCAACAGACTGTTGTAAGATGGTTCCAAAATAATGGTGTTGTTTAAAATCGTATATTCGTGGAAATAAATTCTTGAAAACATGAGTGAAGAGAAAACAATCTACATTGGCAATGGCCAGAAGAAAGGTGAAACATGGCTGAAAGCATCTGTTTGCCTGTCCAATATTCCAAAGGAACACACCTTTGAATATAACGGCAAAAAGTACATGAAGGTCAACATCAACATCAAAGATGAATTGGACCAATATGGCAATGATGTGTCCATTTCCGTTGACACATGGAAACCAGATGCAGACCAATCAACCAAGCAAAAGGTTGTGGCCAAATCCAAAGCAAAGGCCGCAGCCATTGGAAATGATGACTTGCCATTCTAAGGAACAAGCAGCAATTGATTTATGTGCAGATGAAGAATTGCATCAGTTAGCAATTCGCATCTGTCACAATCATTCTGATGACCTTATTCAAGAAGCAGCAATGGTTCTGCTACAGATGGATGATGCCAAATGGCAGAAGGTCAATGATGGTGGCTATGTTCGTTTCTATATTGTCCGGACAATGATGACAATGGCCACATCGCCAAGGTCCACATTCGCACGTAAACACGGGCTATTCGCACACAACAAGCAGGTGCCAGACATTGCAGATGATGCTGATGGTTATGATTGGGAGCAGGAAGATGACATGACCATCATTGAAGCATTGTTGGATTCATACCATTGGTATGATAAAGAAGTTTTAAGGCTATGGCTCCAGGAAGGAAGCTACAGGAAAGTGGCTGCTAAAACAGACATACCATTCAAATCAATTGGAAATTCGGTTCGAAGAACATTGGACCAACTTAAAGAAGACTATTATGGACTTATTATTGAACGCTGTATCCGCAGCGGCCATAGGATTACTGCTGACAGAAGTAATCAGCATACAGATAGACATTAAAAGATGGCTGAACATAGACGAATGGGCGAGTATCAAGCCATTTGATTGTTCGCTGTGTTTGTC